TAAACACCGTCAATAAAAACAATGTCTGGTTGCAGTGTTTGAATCTTTGCCGCAATACCGGAAACGGTTGAACCAGCTGCAGAGTCCACTAGCCAAAACTTATGGTCAACGTTCTCAAGGTTTTCCAAAATCTTTTTGTATCGAGACTCTTCTTCTGAAGTCAACGTTCCAGTCATCAAACGTTGGTGAGAAATGAGGGCACGCATTGAGTCATAGCGAGTCTCTTGCTCCATGTTGCTCATCTCAAACGACTGGAACATAGGAACTTTTTTCTGCTCTCGGTGGATGTTCAAAGCAATCTGCAAAGCAAGAGTTGACTTACCAGTCTTTGGTGGAGCAATTACAACAATCAACTGACCATTTTGTAACCCACTAGTTGCTCTATCAATAGTAGGAAACCCAGTTGGGTATCCGCGTAAACCGTTAGGCAAGTTTTTACGCTCTTGGTAATCTTCCCAACGACGCATAGGTTCGTTAGTTAAATCAAGGTCGCTAGTTCCGCTTAGACCATCATCATCAATTTTTATAAGCCCGCGTTGTAATCGTAGTAACGCTTCTTCATGGTCCGAACGCTTATCAATAGATTCAATAGCGTCACGAAGCATATTTACAGTTGCGAACTTACGTCGTGCTTCAACAACTGCATCTAGTAAATAATCAAGGCTGTCTTCTGACTGAGCAAATTCATAAGTTGGGTAGTTGTCCTTAAGAATCTCAAGGCTTGGGCACTCACCGTACTTTGAGAAGTGGTCACGGACTTTAGTCCAAACGCGCTTGTCGTCTTCGTCTGCAAACCAATTAGCGTTTACATTACGCATAAACAAAGGAGTTAAGTTCTTTTCAAGAACCGCTTTACTAAGAAGCTTCTTTTCATTGTTCATTGAAGTAAGTCCATTCCCCAGCTTCCGTAGCGCAATAATCTATCAGGCCTATCCATAACACCAACAACATCTGGTCTGTATGGTAACTCTGCTATTAAGTGGTCGATAGAAGAGTAGACCGTAGCATAGCGAAAGGGGTTAGTGCCAATTTTTTCAAGGTGCTCAATTAAGTTGTTTAATTCATCCTCGGTCATATCAAAGGACACAAGCTCGTAAGTGTATTCGCTTCTCGTAGCCCATAAATAAATACGACTTAATATTTGAGAATTAAAAGTATATTTTTTTTCAATCTTAGGGATTATTTTAAAAACTTTTTTGACAGAGGTTTCCCAATTAAGTATACCGTCTGTTGTAACAAGCACCCGCCTAGTAAATGCGTTGCTTATATCCCCCTTGTACATGTTTAATAAACCTCTATTTTTCCAAATCTAATAATGAACTCTCTAAACGCATCTGTAGATTCTTGAGCTTTGTCAGCTTCTTCTTTAGTTGCTTTTTTAGAAATTTCTAACGGATAAGCGCCACCATTAGTATTAATTCGGGCGTTTACAAATCGAGAGTGCTTGCAACTACTTCGTCCATTAAACCCTGGGCACGAGCAGATTAAGTCTCCGTCTAAAGTACTGCTTACTTCATAGATTGCAGGGCTCGGACTCATAGACTGGCTCAAGAAAACTTGTATAAGTTTTGTTTCTTGGGCTTGCATGTTCTTCTTCCTCATTTCCGTAAATCCCCTTTTGGAGATTTTAGTGCAATAGGCACAAAAGCTTCTCGGGCAAAGCTCTCTGTAGCAGGACCATAAACGGCTCCCCAAGCCTCTAAAGGTATGTTTGAGGTAACGATAGTCGGTAGGCCGTTATTAAACCGAGTTCTAAGGACGTGGTGAAGCATTGTTTTTTGCCAACCAGACCCAGACATATGTTCCTTGCCTACGTCGTCAATAACCAGCACTCGGATGTTGTAGGCATCGTCTACGGACTCCCCAAGGATTCCAGCAAATAAAGACTGCTCTTCATCTGTAGGGTCTTCCATAAGTGCGCCTCTCAAATCAAGTAAGGCGCTAAAAGTTAAAAAGTAACAGGGACGAACAAGTGTCTTGTTTTCCTCAGGAGAAAAAGCCTCGTAAGGAAACCGTCGAAGAATGTCCTGCAAAATTACCAAAGCCAAAGTTGTCTTGCCGTGCCCCGGCTCTCCGTAAAGCATGAGGCCCTGACCACAACTTGTCTGACCTTTAGATTTAATTACTTTGCCGGCCTCAACTGTAGCGACCCACTCTTTAATTATCTCAACATCAGATGAGATAACCCCAGTGCAATCTTTAAACTCCCAACCCTGACGGTTGTAAGGAATTGCTGCAATCTTCACCCATGAACGGCGTCGAAGTTTTAACTCGTCTACGTTAAACATTTCCCCTCAATCTAGCAAGCGCCTTTTCTTTAAGACGAAGCTCTTCATCGCTTTCTTCTGTGGAAATCATAGAACTCTTTGCCTGCAAAACGTAACTTGGAAATCTAGTAACAAACAACTTCCAAAGATGTTCTGCGTCATCGTACTTTTCAAAATCAATACTGCTAAAGAACAAATCTAAGATAGCAAGTTCTACTGCGCCATTAGTATCGTGCTTTTTTCTAAGTGACGCAAGAGCTGGGATAAAACGGCTGTTAGTAACCGACCACGGCTTAATGCTCCAAACGCGGTAGATGCGGTCAGCAAACTCGTAACCAACATCTGTGCACGTCCACTTATCGGCAGGAACGGAATGACGGCTCAAACGCTTTTTATGGTTCTTGGCTTTAGCCTCTTCGTACTCAGCCTTCTTAGAGTCCTGAGTCTTCTGACGAGCCTTAAGAACTTCATCGTCGTCAATCGACGATTGCTTTTCAAAAAATTCATAGCCCATGCTATCCACCTCAATGTTAATCGTTTGGAACTCTTCCACCGACTCCGTCGGTGTATCTGGTTTACTTATAAGCGAATTAGCAAATACAGAGTTATTGCTATTCTGCACTACAAGGGGTAACGATAGTTCGGCTGTCAGACGGTCTGAACCCAAGACAGTCAGATAGTTCTTCTTAACAATACTAGCCCCAATTTTCTGGGTCTTCAGCTCAATGTAGCCGAGCTCTCGCAACTCTTTTAGTGCCTTGAGTGCGGAATGTCGCCCAATTTGCCAATGGCCCATTACGGACTCGGCAGATATGTTTAGTCCAGCGTTAGCCTTTACAAGTATGGCTAAAGCAAGTGGCGACAAAGGAATCAATTACTTGTTCTGTTCCATGTCTTCGGTTAACGCGTTTAACTTTTTAGCTAAACGTTCAACAATTAAATTAACAAAACTGTCAATAGCAACGTAGATGTCGTCTACCGCATCCTCGTATTCTTCTTCTTCCTCCTCCTCCTCTTCAACCTCTTCGTCTTCTGGCTCTTCGTAATCTTCTTCCTCTTCTACAACTGGAGTCTTTTCCGTAGAGGCCTCATTAGCGGGCATTACAGGTGTAGAGGAGCGCTTAATCTCATCCGCTGGGGTTATCTTAGACAACCCATCGCAAAGGTCGTAAGAAGCCAAGCCATAGGTTTTACAGACAGCAAGGGCGTCTGCACAATCTGGGTCCTCATCGCTCCAAAGGATAAAAACCTCTGACTCTTTAAATGCTTTAATAGAGTCATCTATAGGGGTTGTAGTCTCAACCATAGTTGCGTGAGAGATGCTGTCTAAAAAAGCACCAGCGTTTGCGTAAACAATTACATCAATCTTTTGTTGTTTAGCTTGCTGCGCGGCCCATACCTGACCCTGACTAGGTTTTGAAGTAAATGAAAGAACTAGGGCTTTTGGGTCGCCGTTTGCGTAGTAATGGTCGGACATCAGGGCTTCAACATTTGCTCTGCTCGTCGCGCCACTACCTGTCAGTAATACTGTGTAATCTGCCATGTGGACTCCTTAAGACGGTGGAGTCGCAGACTATACCCGAAGTTCTACTCTGGTCTAGTTGGGCGTATTACGGCTGGTTTAAAGGTTGTCATTCGGTCTGCAGCAACTGTAATAAAAAGGGACAAAAACGCGGAAGATACCGTTAATGCCACAAACAGTCCTATTTTGGACACACCAAGTAACGCAAGCCCACCAGCTGAAAATATTAAAGACGCCAAAGCTTTAAACATCTTTAACTCTACTACCTGGTCAATTACGGCCAAGAAAAACGCAGAAAAACAAGCAGCAACAATAAATTCAAACATGCTTATATTCTACTACGGTTTAGCAAATAACAGCTGGAACTGGCTTCCTAAGGTTAAATAGTTAGGTAAATCGTTTATTAGACGGCCTTGAATAGTCCCACGGTTTTTATAGTAATGGCTTCTAGCAGCGTTGGCGTTAGTGTCACCGTTCTCCCAAATTAAGTTTGTTAAAGAGGTAACCCCAGTAGCCCCGTCAAAATAAGAGTTTACGTAGGCACTGGCTTCAAACAAGGCTTCATCTAAGACTAAGTACAAACTTGTACTTGTTGTTGGGTACTTAACTCTTACAATTGCATACGCGGCATTTGCAGGGCTTGTTGAGGTGACGCTTGGTCGAACAAAAGTAGTTAAATTACCAGTAGTAACCGGCGTTCCAAATTGTTCAGTTCCCATACTCACGGACGGGGCACTGTACAAAGTAATTATGTTGTCAGCTGAGTCATACCACGCAACCGATGCTGTAATTGGATTTGCTGCAGTAGGCGTTGCGTTAAAGTACTTTGCGTAAACACTAAACGTATACGTTGTGTTTGGGAGAATAGTTGTAACGTTTTCTGATTTTATAACCACACTTCCAGAAGCTGTTGGTTTTGCAACTAACGTTTCACCAGACAACGCTGTAGGTGCTGGGCTAAGGGAGGACCCCAGTACCAAAGTTCCGTTAGTTATTCCCCATTGGGTGTTTGTAGTGAAGTTAGGGTTTTTAAGTTCATTAATTCTAGATGCTTTAAAGGTAATTTTAATTAAACGAGAGTCTTCAAAAGTAGTAGCTGAGTTAGCGTTTTCAAACATAGCCGCATCAAAGTAAAAAATTTGACCACTTGTTGCGCTAGCAATACTTATTAAAGGTGTAGCAAACGCAGCATTAACGGGAGCAACTGCGCTAACTGTTGGCCTATTTGCTGTGCCGTTTGCCATTCCAGCAACTGGCAAAGATACTTCTGCGCCAAAAGCACTTGTAGACAAATAATTTCCACCTAAGTCGTGCCACTTAATAGCTACTTTAGCGTTTCTTGCAGTTGCTGCAGACACACCAAAAATACTAAAGGTGTAGTTGCCCCCAGCAACTCCAATTGATGCAGGAATACCGTCAGGTGGCGGTGTGGTTGTGACTCCTTGAGAAGAGCCTGCAGCGGCACTTGCAATTTTAAACTCATAACCATTTGATGAGTAAACTGTTGCGTTTGATAAGTTAAACGCTGATGTGGAGAGACCGGTAATTGTTACTTTATCTCCATTTACAAAATTGTTTCCGGTTGTGTAATAGGTTACATAAGTACCGTTTCTAGATACACCAATAATGTTTGCAGATTTTACTGGAATCCCGTTTGTTGCTTTAGGGGATGGGTAATATCCACAATCTAAAGTAATAGTTCCTGTAGTTGTTGTAGTTACTTTTAACAGGTATTTTTGTAAATTAGGAAAACTTGCCGGCAAATCATCGTCACCTCTGTAGGCAATAAGAAGCCCAGACCCACCGGGCGCTCCCACTACCCCAGACTGTTGCTGAGCTAAAGTTGCGGTACTAGAAACCCATGCCCCTACGCTTTGTTCAAACGAAGAGTCGTTTATGTCTAACATTAAATTTTTTCCAAGCGTAGCTTCTAGGTCCCAACCTGTGTAAGACTTTAGGTAGGTTATTAGACCCGAGTATGAGCCTTTATTTTTATAAATTTTTATGGCGTTTCTTAATAGAACTCTAGACTGCTGTAGTCCAATTTCAGGTTCAAATTTTAAACCAAACTGCTGCATCATAGGCGCGATATATCGACCATCAACGTAAGTTGTATCTCCTGAGTACATTAAGTTTGTAGCAAGAGTTTTTTCTAGGTCGTATTCAAAAGCAAAAATACTTAAAAGGCTTCTTAAGTCTTCGTTCTCTCGACTGTTGGTGTAGTCGTAGATAGTTGTACCGCTAGCGGGGTTTGAAATTACTAGGTCTGTATTACGGTAAACAATAGGGAGGTAACTCCACATTCTGTCAAGTGTGTTAAAGTTTTTTACCGAAACTCCGTAAGCATTTCCTGCTCTAACCCAATCAGTTACATTTGCAGGTAAAAGAAAAATAGAATAGTAGTAGGTTCTTCCTTGTTCTAAGTTAGAGTCTTCAAAATACTCTTCAAAACTTACGTTGTCTTTTTCAATAAGAAGTGTACCGTCGTCAGGGTCTACCGGAAATCCGTATTTATTTCTTACTAGTCTAAACTTAGTCCAAGCACCCGTTGGAGTATTCCATATTACGTTAATAGTCCCATATGCTTTTGGGACAGTGTAAAACGGGGCAGCACTGAACTGCACAAGAGCGGCGTTACCGTAACGTACTCCTGTGCCGTAAAAATCAACTCCATAACGACCCATTTTAAATTACCATTTCTCTAACGGACAAGCGGCAAGTTTTAATTTTGTTTTTACAGCCATAAAACAACCACACTCTTTGCATTGTTTAGTTAGCTTAATTAACTTTGGACATCCGTTACAGATTTCCATACGTTTATCTGCTGTATCTTCATCAATGTATTCAGTGTGAGGGTTTAACAGGTCCCAAGGGCGTGTATCTCCCAGTTTGGCTTTGTATTCATCCCATTTACTCATTACTCCATCTCCCCAGGGATAATGAAGTCTCCATCAACATAGCGCCAACCTTCTCCAAGTATTTGGTAATGCTTATGAATAGAGGGGTCAATTTTAATAATAAAAGGGTCTGACAATAAAACCGCGTAAAGCATTTCATCGCAAGTTAGCTCAGTAATTTGATTGTTTTTTGAAGTAATCTTTACACAAAATGACCCGTCTGTTGTAGCAACCTCTTTAAAAGAAGTTGCAGTTAATAACGTTTCAGAAAAGAAAGAATCAAAGACTAGACTCTTTACAATTTCTCCGTCTATTACACAGACAAGCCAGTCTGAGGTAAGCCCGTTTGGGACACGTTGTGCTTTTATTCCTGGCATTTTCCAGTCAATATCGGCGTAATTTAATTTCATATATTTATCCTAGCACTCTGTTGGACAGCATCTAGTTCTGACACCGGCTGGGTCATTGTTAGCGTCGCAGTCCCCAACGCCGTAGCATTGAAAGTAATTAGAACTTGCTGAGTTATAGACATCGTAGTCAGTGCAGCGATATTTTAACCCTTGGCTACAACAGCTTAAGTTTCCGGTACAGGTAGCGCCCGCAGTGGATTGGCAAGAGGGGTATATTCCAGTGTTGTTATACGAACAAGCAATACTGTAACCAGAACCTGATTGTGTTTGGTTGTTAGTACTTCCGCCGTTGTAAGAACAATTTCCCACACCAGCACATTGCGAACTTGTAGTGCAATAATATCGATATGGAGTAGCTACAGGAGCTGCCGCAGAGGCACTTCCGCTTCCTCCAGAGCCAGCGCTGTTTGATGCGTAAACTGTTATCGTTGAGTCCCCAGCATTGCTTGCTGAAGTACCTGATGTGGAGTTGTACCCATACCCAGAAAAACTGTAGTAATAAGTAAAAGGCGCGGTTCCACTAGGAGCAGACCAACTAAAATTAGACTGTCCTCCCGAGTAAGACCCAGAAACAAGCCCAGACATACTTCCTGGGGCGATTACAACAGGCGGCCTTGTAACAGAAGCGCTTCCAGTTCCTCCATCGCCCGCACTATTTGATGCATAAACTGTTATTGTCTGTGAGTCTGCATATACTGAATACGATGTACTGCTTGTGCTTGTATACCCATATCCAAGACTGTAGTAATAAGTAAAGGGAGCAGTACCTGTTGGCGGTGACCAGTTAAAAGTAACTAACCCGTTGCTCCAAGAGCCGGAAACAAGTCCAGACATACTTCCCGGAGGTGTTACTTGAGCCGGTCTTTGCACGTAAGTACTTCCGGTCCCTCCAGAACCTGCGCTATTTGATGCGAAAACTGTTATGGGTAACGCATCTGCGGTGAATGATACTGATGTATTGTTTGTGCTGACGTAGTCAGACCCAGTACTATAGTAATAAGTAAAGGGAGCAGTACCAGTTGGTGCCGACCAATTAAAAGTAATTACTCCGTTGTTCCAGGAACCAGAAACAAGTCCAGACATACTTCCTGGCGGGTTTACTGCTGGAGGCTCAGCTCCAGTAGTTACGGTGTTAGACGTCATAGTTCCACTACCGTTGCCGTTACTTGCTGTAACAGTTACATAGTAAGAGGTTGAATAACTAGCGCCAAAACTCCAAGAAGTAACGGAAGTAGGTTGAGAACCGCTAGTAGCTATGTAAGTGTAATCGGACCTGTATAAATTATATTCATAAGACGTTGGAGTAGTTCCAGCTCCCCATGAACCTGAGTTTGAGGTTACTGTGTTTC